AGCATTCAATGCTGCTAAGAAAGAACGTAAAATTTCTGTTGCTGATATTCCAAACATTTTGGCGGAATGTGACCAGAAAAACGTTGAAGTTGTACGTATGTCTGAATCTGAAACAAACAAGTTCAAACAAATTACATCTAAAGTTTATGATATGTACCAAGACTATTTCTCATCAGGTTTAGTTGATCGACTAAAAGCTGCCTAAGTAATATTAGGTTCATTACAAAGGGAGAACCAAGTTCTCCCTTTTTTTTATGGTAAATACATATAATGTAATATATACATCGGATGAAATGAAAGCAATGATTGATGCAATCATGCTGATGAATAATGCTGACCCAACTGGTCGTATTAATAATACCACGGGTATGAAAAAAACGATTGGTTCACAACACACAATTTCGGTTAACAGTATTATTTTTGATCCATTGATTGATGCAATACATAAAATTGGCCATGAAAATTTAAATAATTTTATTATTACCGATATTTGGACCAATTATAATCCACCCGGTGGTTTCAATAAAAAACACCACCATGTTGGTGCTGACATTGCGGGATGTTTCTACCTTGTTGTTCCTGAAAAATCTGGTAATATAGAGTTTGCAACAGGTGAATCTATTACACCAAAAAGTGGTGATCTGTTCTGGTGGGATGGTAAATTGGAACATTGGGTGTTGACAAATCAATCAACATGTGATAGGATATCTATAGCCTTTAATATTAGGAAAGTATAATGTTTTTTGATGAATATACTGATTTTGTTGAATTTGATCCAAGAAGAAAAAGACCATCTATAACAGTAACATCCGAGTCTTTATCCAAAAGATGTGAGGCTATTGTGCCACCAAAATTTGTTAAAGATAAGACCATTTTGGATATGGGATCAGCATTGGGTGCAATGGGACATTATGCTTTAATGCATGGAGCAAAACATTATACTGGTGTTGAAATACAAGATAATTACCTCAACAAATCTAAAGAACTATTGAGTAAATATCACACCAATTTTCAAGTTTCGAAAACATTACAAGACAATAATAAATATGATATTGTTTTGGCTTGTGGTTATATTTTTGGCCAATTTGATATATTTTCAACACTAAGACAATTATGTGAATTATCAAATGACTATGTAATTATAGAATCACATAATCCAAATTTTGGTGAAGATCCTTGTATAAGATTTAATGATGGTCTTATGATTAAAAATGAAGGACATGATGGTGATTATGTCAATTTTATGGGGTTACAATCTATAGCAAACAAACAAGCAATTGATCTAATTATGCATCACTTTGGTTTTAAATTTGTTCAAAGAATATGTCCAAAACAAATTACAGAAAGTCATGACGCTTGGAATGACCATGTTTTGGGTCCTAGTAGAAGATTTATAGCCAAATATAAGAAAATGAATGTTTTTGTTGATACACTGGAGAAGGCAATATGCGATGGGAATTTGACGAATCTGTAGCCAAAAGGTTTCAAAAAGAAGCTAAAGATCATATACCAGATTATGATCGTGTTATAGATATGTGTGTTGATTATGCCCTAGTTAAATTAAACAAACATGATTACATTATAGATGTGGGTAGTGCATTAGGTTACACAATCGATAAATTTGTCGATAAAGGATTCACTAATGTTTTCGGTGTTGAATCTTCCGAAAAAATGCTGGAACAGTCATCCCACTCCAAGAATATTTTTCTCAGCTCGCAGTTTCCCAATCTGCGTTTTCGCCTGGTTTTAATCAACTGGACTTTACATTTTATTCAAGATAAAAAAACGTATCTACGTTCAGTCTACGATGGTTTGGAAAGTAATGGTACACTGATCCTATCAGACAAAACTACCCAATCAGACATTACCAAACATTTATACTATAATTTTAAGCGAAATAATGGCGTTAATCAAGAATATATTGAGCAAAAAGAACAACAACTTAAAGGTTATATGTTAACTGAAAGTTTAGATTACTATTTCCACACACTCAAAGAAATTGGATTTGAAAACATTGAAATTATAAACTCTAGATTTGGATTTACTACTTTTATATGTACGAAAAAGATCACCTAACTAAAGCTAGAGAGTATTCAAGACTCACTGGTCCAATATATTTCAAACATATGTTTTGGGCATTACATAGTTCCTTTACTTTGTTATTTTGGTCTATATTGATGTTTATACATTCAATAGTTCCACAACTTGTTGGATTCTATGTTATTAGAAAACAAATTGAACACATAAAACACTTAAAAGAAGTTCATCCTGATGATCCATTATTGAAAAAGGTTAAATTTGATGAATCCATTGATTAATGTTAAACTACCTAAATTGTCTGATGATGTAATCCGTGGTTTGTTGGATATTGCATATCAGTATAAAAATTTTAAGTATAGCAATGGCACTCTTGGTAAAAAATATCATGAAGAAAAAGAATCATTAAAAGATATTGAAAAAATAAAACGAATTTATGGTTTCAATGATCTACCACAACACAGATCAAAACCAGTTCCAGACAATTTGAAAAAACAAATTTTAGATGAACTGAAAGTTCCAATTTTACTTGATGTTAACATGTATGTTCAAGTAATTGAAAGTAGAGATACATTTATACATACTGATGGTGGACATCGTATATGTTCTTTATATTACATGATGTCAGATAATGGTTCAAATACAACTTTTTATAGATCGGAAAAACCACCAGTTCTATCAACAGTATGGCATCCGATGGATGTTTATCCATATTATACATATTTGATGAAACAACATAACTGGTATACTTTTTCTCATAATGAAATACACAGTGTAAATAATATTGAAGGACTAAGAATTGGTTTGATTTTAGATTTTACACCAAAATACAAGACATATGAAGGTTTCGTTAGTCAATTGAAAATGATGGAGATGATTGATGCTTGATTATCCTGCCTATAAAAATGGCAATTACTGTAAACTAAAAGATTTATCTATATCAATTCTTGATTTTGGTTTCATACACTCAGATGCAACTTATGATGTTATGTCTGTAAAGAATGGTGTCGTCAAAGATTTTGATGCACATATTGCCAGATTCATGGACAACTGTAATTATTGGGGTCTCAATACACCCAATGAAGATCACATCAAAGAAATTATACTTGAGTTAGTTTATAAATCACCAACAGATAATTTGTTGGTTTGGATTTGTGTCACAAGAGGTACTCCAACCACGGGTAATCCTAGAGATTTGGGATCATGTGAAAATAACTTTTTCGTATACACTAAACCTTATTATGGTTTTAATTCAATCAACTCTGCAACCGTTTGTTTATCTAAACAAAGACGTAACACAGCAATTGATCAAAGGCGAAAAAATCTTGCTTGGAATGATTTAACTCTTGCTCAGTTGGAAGCCAATAATCGTGGTTTTGATACAGCTATATTACTCGATGAAAATGGATTTGTAACAGAAGGTCCGGGTTTCAATATTGGAATGATTGTTGGTAAAAATGTTTATGCACCAAAGAGAAATTGTTTGCGTGGTATAACTATGACCAGAATTAAAAAATATTTGGGTGAGTCAACATTTAGATACATGGATATCACACAAGAATTTCTTAATTCGGCTGACGCTATTTTTCTAACATCAACCGCAGGCGATATTATTCCAGTTACGAAGTTTGAAGATAGAATTTTACCTGATAATGAGTTATTAAGATGGTTACAGAACAACACCTAAACGGATCATATTACAAGTATTACCAGGAACAAAAAAACGAACATTTATTATTCCTTTTACCTGGTCAATCATTAACACCTAGAGCATTTTGGGAATTCAAATTGCCTGATGGAAAAACACATACAGACTACTTTGTTGAATCTGGTATAGACGTTGTTCTATTTGATCCTGTTGGTTATGGAAATAGTAAAGAGTTTTATTCATATGATCGAATTGAATATTCGAATCAAATCGTTTCAGTATTAAAAGATATAACCAAACAATATAAAACAAAAACAATATTTGGATTTTCTACGACCACTGCACCAACATTAGTTTCTGGTAAACATTTTGATAAGATAATAATACACAGTCCTTGTATTAGGAATAATTCAAATTCTTTTGTTAAACATGGATATGTATTTGATACAAATGTGGAAAAACTTAAAACAGAACGAATTCAGAAAATAAGTGACCTACTAATACCAAAATCAAACAAAATAGAAAATTGGGACAAAAGATTTACTGAAGTTACTGGAAAAACATCGTGGTCTGTTCCAGCTAAAGTTATGAATGATGTTAATAATTATTGGTCATACCATAAATCATATGGATTTAATCCTTATGAAATTCCTCCTATATTATCAATTGTTGGTGAATATGACAATGAAATAACAAGCGGTGGTTATGAAACTTTTAAATCAATTTTTAATAATTTTGAAGAAGTGGTTATACCTAATAGTACCCATTTTTCCATGTGGGAAAATAATTGTTCCATCACAAGACAAACTATGATTGATTATTGTTTGAAATAATATGTTAAATTACAAAATAACTTCTATATTTCCTTCTCCTGTTTACCAAGGTATAATCGATAAAAATATATTCGATTCTGCTTTGCCTCATCTGAGAAAATGCGTTAGTGAAAATTTATACGGAAAAGAAATAACTAAAGAAATAAAACTTCATGGAACAAAAAAAATAAGAACAGATAGAAATGTTCTCGATGATGTTAACTTATCTGAATTGAGAGATCATTTAACTGAGCACCTCAACGAATATCTTACTAATGTAATTGGAGAAAAAAATGATAGGTTTAGGTTGTATATAACAACTTCTTGGAGTATTGGATTGTTACAAGGTTCAAGATTACATGAACATAATCATCCAAATTCAATTGTTTCTGGTGTTTTATATTGGGACAATCCAGATGATGTGTCACCACTTATAATACGGAAAGATTCATGCTCACCTACTTCGATTTTAGAATTAGGTCCATCACATCCAACTCAATACACCAGAAACAGAATAGAAATTAAACCAGTTAATGGTTCATTTTTGTTATTTCCATCAAATATTAAACATGAAGTATCTGTCAATGAATCATGTGGTACAAGATATTGTCTGGCTTTCGATACGTTTGTTGAAGGAGAGATAGGATCTAGAAGAAATATATTAAATTTCAATTAATCAGGAATAATAATGGACCAAAAAATAATATCTGAAATATATAATGATCTGAAAAAACATTTTATATCTGATGTATACCCCGTTTCTTTTTCACCAAATGTACAAGGTTGTTCTGTCTTATTGGAAGAAGGTACAATGAGAGTGATTGGAGCAGGAAAAAATGCAATAACATTATCATCACAAATGTCGATAAACACACAAGGAAGAACACATTTTCGTTCCAGAAAACTAACGAATAATTTCAATTTGACTATCGATTGTGATAAGGTTTGGTTGATAAAATTTGATAGTGAATCGAAGTGGGTAAAAGATTATAATTTTCGTGATGAAGATGAAGTTAGAAAGTTTATATTTTTAAATCAAAAATTTTTACTTGCTGATAGAATCAATACAGTTTGTATGAATTCTTTTGTTAAAACACCATATGAAGTTTATTTGAATATGTCTACAATGAACGAAATTCAAAATATAAACTTCAATAAAGTTAAATCTGATCCACTAAATGAGTATCCTATTGTATCTTCTTATTCTAGAATTTATGGAATAGATTTACAAGAAGCAATATCTAAACTGGAACTCTCATTAAAATGTGAAACAACACAACTCTCTGAGTTTGAATATCTTAGATTAAAGTTTACAAAATTAGCTTCCGAACAAGAAAAAATAGAAGATTTGAAAAATCTATTACAACAATTTGATGATGAATTTATTGGTTATTCAAGAGTAGTTAACCATGACTAATATGAAAAAATTACTTTATTATAGTGGAACAGATGTTTTTACTAAAAAGGATGTATATGAAAATATACCAGGTGGTGAAAACTTTTCCTATTTGTTTAAGTTGATGGGTAATCAAACAGTTATCTATGACAGAACTAACACGATACAGATTCCATTACATTTTCATCTTCCAGAACATTTAAAACTTCCTGAGTATAAGATATTTAATAAATCTTTTGATGAAATTTGTTGTGATGCAGCTCTAGAATTATATGCCAGAGCACAAAAAAACAATCGTAAAATAGCAATTATGTATAGTGGTGGAATAGATTCAACAACTGTTGTTGTTGCTTTCATGAAAGTTCTTCCTAAAGACAAATTAAAAGATATAACAATTCTCATGAACGATCAAAGTATTCATGAGAATCAAAACTTATATGAAAAATACATATCAAAAAATTTCAAGTGTGTGCCATCTTACAATTACATATACTATGCGATGTCTGATGATTATTTTCTTTTGAGTGGTGAACAAGCTGATATGTTATTTTTAGGTATGTTGTATACCTCACTTGTTGATATACAAAAATATCCAAATATGTTACATGATGATTATAGACAACATGAAGATTTGATCATTCAGGGATTAGAAAAAAGTTTACCTCCACATAAAAAGAAAGATACAGCAAAACAAGTTTATGATTTTTTTGATTATATGGCAAATTCCTGTCCAATAAAAATTGTAAACGTCATGGATCTAACATGGTGGTTAAACTTTGCTTTGAAATGGCAATCTTGTTACTACAGAACAATTGGTTTCGTTCCAGATCCATCGAAAATTAAATTTGAAGAAAGTTATAGTACATTTTATAATTCACCAGAATTTCAGTTATGGACCATAAATAATAGAGATAAAATTTTTAAAGAAAATTTTGATAGTTACAAGTACATACAAAAAGAGTTCATCTACGATTTTGATAAAAACTATTATTATTTGACACAGAAGAAAAAAATTGGAAGTTTGGCGAATACCATTAGAAGGAAAAAACCATTTGTGTATATGGATACCGAAATGAATTTTTCACATACAAAATTACCAGAGGAATTTTATAATAATGACAACTATTTCACAAATTTTTCATCATAAACCAGAAAATTCTTCATCAAAGTTGTTGTATCTAATGGGATCAACATGGAAAACAAAGAACATGTTTGACCTCGATATGAAAGAAAAAAACTTTAGGCAGTTGTTGAATGATTATGGAATCGAAACATTCACTTATGATATACCAGAAACGTCTTATGAAGATTATTATAATATTGCTGAATCTCTCGTGAAAGAACACAAAATAGATAATATTTTTGGTTATTGCATAGGTGGTGTAGCAGCTTTACAATTAGCTAAAAAATATGATTTTAATTCAATTGTAGTATTTGATGCATTTAGACCATTACCTTTATATAAAACTTATAATGAAAACAAATCTAGGTACGAATGTAATAAAGATCAATTACTAAAAGTAATTAATACTAAAACAAAAATGAATATTGAAGTCAAAGAATATTTTATGAATTCTTTACCTGAAATAATATATGGTCCAGATTATGTGTTAAAAAATATTATGAAAAAAACATTTGGTTATATGTACAATGAAGATTATTTAAAAGATTTGAAAGTAAAAAAGAAATACTTGATGTGGTCTGCGCCTTGGGCTATTAACCAAAAAGAAGTTTTTACAGGATTCACAACAAAAGGATATGATGCTTCTCATTGGATTCTTTTGGAACAAATGCGTTATGAATTGGCAAAAGACTTGTCAATCATCGTGAAGTAGTGTATAATATATTTTTTTTAGGATTAACAGAATGAAATTTTATGAAACAGCAATGCGTAAACTATTAGCTGTATTATTATCAGTAATTGCACTATCAGCAAATGCAAAAGAAAACATTACAATCGTATACGCTTTTGGTGTAGGCGATGCTATGGCTAACTATGACCGTGCGTTAGTTGACGAAGCAAATAAGATTCAGGACAAGTACAACTTCTTGTTTGATGTTCGTCCGGGCGCCGGTAATAGTATTGCGGCAATGTATGTTAAGAGTAATCCAAATACTGTATTAGCAACATCGGGTGCGTTTTGGGTAAGGCCAGTTTTTTATCCTAACGAAAGTTATAACACAGATGACTTCCGTGGTATTCTTCCCCAGTGTAGTGATGCTATGAGTATTGCTAGTGGAAAGTATACTAGTTTTAAGGAAGTTCCTACGGACAAACAATTAACTATCGGTGTTAGTGGATTAGGAGTTGTTAGCCATTTAATTTCCACTAAGTTCGTTGAAAAGTATACTAACACAACAATCGTTCCGTATAAGAGTCCAGCAGAAGCTGTTACTGGGTTGCTATCAGGTGACATCGATTTTGCTGTAGGATACGTAGGCGACCAAGAAAACTGGAGTGAAGGCAAGCGTCCTGTACATATACTAGGCGTTACTGGAACACAAGCAGTTAACGGACATCCTACATTAACTAGTTTAGGGTTTTCTAAAATGTTAGAAGAAAGTAATAACCCTAACCAATTTTTTGTGCCAGCAACATGGTCTGATGACAAGTACAAGGAAGTTAGAGGCATCTTAATGAAAGCATCTCTTGGTGCAGGAGTAAGAAAAGCATACGCTAACAACTATTGTAAATCGTTAGATCAAATGCCGGATAAAGATTTGCCTAAATGGTTTGATAATCAAAAGCAACATTGGAAAAAGCTCAGTGAAGGTGTAAAGGTTAACTAATGTGGTACTGCAAGTTATTAGACTTGCCTACAATACCTGAACATTTTGTTCAAGACATTTTAACAAATGATCCAGGCAAAGTTTTCAGGGATTATCAAGGGTGGGCCCATTTCAAAGACGGTACAGAAATTACCTCGGCTAACAATCCGTTTTATTATGCTAGCCAGGAACTAGAGCAGTGGCTTAAAGATAATATCACATCAACTTATAATGATGTAGGAATACGTTATGCACACTACAAAGAAGGAACAACTACCGCAGGTGTACATACTGATCAAACTAGGAAATATGTATTACAATACCTATTGAAAACAGGCAACGGTATACTAAACTTCTGGCAGGAAAAGGGGCACGATGTTGTTCGTGATGGAAGATATACTTCTAATAATTACAACGATTTAATATTGCTAGAATCTTTCAATATCGGTGAAGGTGTTTGGGCATTGTTAAAAACAAACATACTGCATAGTGTAGAAGAATTAGACAGTGATCGAATAAGTGTTCAAGTAAGTTTGAACAGCCTTAGTGAAGGCGTAAAAAGATTAATCAATAAAGGATAGATATGCGCAAAAGATTAGATAACTTAAAAACTAAGTTTGAAGAACGTATTCCACGTTCAGTAGCTAAGGTCATTACTTGGCGAATACTTGTAACTATTACTAACTTCTTTGGTGGGTGGCTTGCAAGCGGTAATCCTTGGGTAGGATTAGGAGTTGTTAGTTTTGCACTAGTAGTAAATAGTGTGATTTATTATGTACATGAACGTCTTTGGAATAAAATTGATGCAGGCAAACAATCAGTTGAGAGTACTACACTATAATGTAAATACGTTATCTAATCTTTTCAAGAGTGGTGGACAAAATTTAATATCATCACTCTTGGAAGATGATGCCCAAAAAACATTTCTTGAATACAATAAATTTGGTTTAAACAAAAATGCGGTTTATGACCGGTCTGGCGCACTGAAACATTTCTTGAAAATGGATGATTCAAATCACATGCCAGATTTCGATCTTTTGTTCAATAAATCATTTGAACAAATTTCAAATGAACGTGCTAAAGAATTGGTTGCACTCAATCGGCCGATTAAGGTTTGTTGGTCTGGCGGTATTGATAGCATGTATGCTTTATTCTTATTAAATGAATATGCTGTCCCTGGTCAAATAACTGTTTATGGTTCATATGTTTCAGTCATTGAATCTGGAAACGTGTTTGATAAATTTATAAAGAATAATATGAAACATAATATTAGTGTTTCAACTAATCAATTATCAAAAACAGATGATGATTCTATTTGGGTAACAGGTTTTCAAGGTAATCAATTATTTGGTCCGACTGATGATTATTTTGCCACTCCTGATAAACCATTCTTATTCCACCATACGCTTGGTACACCTGATACTATCTACGAATCCTATGAGAAACACATTGATCCTGTTGTGTTGGATTTCCTGAATCCTATGCTGAAAATGTCACCCAAGAAGTTGGAAACGGTAAATGATGTTCGGTGGTATTGTATTTTTAACCTGGACTGGTATAATGGCCTTTATGATATCATGTCTGATATACCATCAAATAAGATGTGTAAGGTTCATCATTTTTTCAATACAGTTGATTTTCAAAAATGGGCAATTACAACGAAAGAACCTTTCACAAAGGTTAAAGGTCATGCAAACACACACAGATGGCAAATGAGGGAAAGGTTATCAGATTATGGACTTGTTGAATATGCAAAAAATAAATCAAAAACAGTATCAACTTTTTCCACAACACACACAAATTGGTTATTATTATTAAATGATAAACAACATGTACACATCAGAAGCGTTTATTGATGATTATGTATGGGTAGTTAAACGTTACCCATACTATCACTTTGCACCCAAAACATCTAATCACGAGTTGATTGGTGTGTATTATTACAACTCTCTTTTCACTCCTCTCGATAATATCATCAATCTAAATGATATACATATACCTGAGAGGTTGATTAAGAACGTGACACCTGAACTTAAACACCGTGTTTTTAAAAGTGATAAGAGTATTCCTTTCATGAGGCAGTTAAATGATAATGAATGGATGATTGATGAGAAAAGAATAAAATGAATTTTAATTATTGCCCACCAGTAGAACTGCCTGAACTGAGTTCGGTTACATTGCCTAACGGAACAAGACACTATACAATTCCCGATGGTACAAATTTACCTTCCGTAACCACAGTTGTTGGTGCTCGAAAGAAACAATTCTTTTTGGAATGGCGTCTGCGTGTGGGTGAGGAAGAAGCTAATCGTATCACCAAGAAAGCAACATCACGTGGTACAAACGTACACAAGATTTGTGAACAGTATTTGAATAATGATCCAATGTACATGAAGGGCATCATGCCTGACGGTTTGGAGATGTTCCTATCAATCAAACCATATCTGAACAAGATCAACAACATTCACTACCAGGAAGTTGCATTATGGTCTAAACAATTAGGTTTAGCAGGTCGTGTTGACTGCATCGGTGAATATGAAGGTGTTTTATCTGTTATCGACTTCAAGACTTCCAAGAAGATCAAGACAATTGAGGACATTGAGGATTATTGGTGGCAGACCACCGCATATGCTTTGATGTATGAGGAATTGGTAGGAATTCCTATCGATGATCTGGTAATTATCATGGCAGTGGAGAACGAAAAGCCGTTGATTTATAAACAGAAAACCGCTGACCACATCGATGGATTGGTTAGAGCAATTCAATATTACCAAAAAAACTCTTGACTTATAAATAATATCATGTATAATACATAATACAAAAGGGTGATAATATGAAAAAAATAGCACTATTACTATTATTAGGAATATCATTAACAGCTAATGCTCAACGTTGCTGTTATCGTGGTGGTTATTTTCATGGCGGACCTGTTGGTTGTTGTGTGAGTGGTTGGGTTGCACCTGCTATTGTAGGTGGCGTAATTGGATATGAATTAGCACAACCGAGAACTGTGATTGTAGAGCAACAACCAGTTATAGTACAAAATCCAGTTGTACAGGCACCACCAGTTGGTTACCACTGGCAAGAAATGATTGATCCGGCAACAAACACTAAAAGAGTTGTATTGGTGCCGAATTAAGATTATAGTTGTATGAAGTTAACCGAAAGGTGCTTTGGACGGGGGTTCGAGTCCCCCCATCTCCACCAAAAGTGTATTGAACTCCCTGTTCAGCCTTAACACCTGAACCCAAAGATGGACATAGTAACAATACACTTTTGATGGGGATGAATTTGGTTTCGACAGGGTAACAAGTACGAAGATGGACAACTCGACACAGAGAGTCGTTAAAAGTAAAAAACGTTAAATGCAAACGATGAAACAGCATATTTGATGGCCGCTTAAGCTATCATAGGGTTTTCTGGTAGGTTTTCCTAGTAACCGAATAAGCCTGCCAATTAAATACAGGAGAAACGATGAAGTATAATCAAAAACTTTCATCAACATTATTATTGGTTTTTGCCTTTATTTTGTTGTCTGTGATTTTTTTACAACCAAGCACAAAAAAGTATGTTGAAAATTCTTTAACTGTAAGTGTTGGTCCAGAATTTAACCGTGAACTGAATTGTCTAGCTGAAAACGTTTATTATGAGGCAGGCAATGAATCATATGAAGGCAAATTAGCGGTAGCACAAGTTACCATCAATAGAACAAATTCAAGTAAATTTCCGGCATCAATTTGTGAGGTTGTCAAACAGAGAAACGTCATTAATGGTTCGATTGTTTGTCAGTTTTCTTGGGCCTGTAACAAATTAGACACGTCCGTACGCAATAAATATGAGTGGGATGAAGCGGCATTAGTAGCACGTAAAGCCTTGACAGAACCCTTTGTACATGATACAATGTATAAAAATAATGCTTTGTACTATCATGCTTCATATATCAATCCTGGTTGGAATCTAACTAGAATCACATCGATTGGTAAACATATATTCTATAAAGAGAAGATTTGATGCACGAGTATAATATACAAGATATTGGTGATAATGATTTGATGTTGACGAGAAGGGAGAATTATGATAAACAAATCAAAGGACTTCCACCTTCTCACTCATCAACATTATTTTTGAAAAATGATGAAATTGATGAATTGATTAAGGTACTTGAAAATTATGCCAACGAAAGAGGAAATAAAAAACTTCAGTCTAATGATTGAAGAATTATCCGAGAAACTTAGATGTAATCATATTGATGCTATACTGGAACATTGTAGTGAATCTGGTCTAGAAATTGAAGTTGCATCATCTTTGATATCTCCTGCACTTAAAGCGAAGATACGTGAAGATGCACAAGAGACTAATATGATACGTAAAACATCAAAATTACCTATATGACAGACGGTACTGGTTATGATGCATTTGCATTGTGGAATGCACTAAGATTACATTTTACAACCACATATGATTATATAAAATACCAAGGTAAAACCAACGTCACCAAAACAAATTTCTCCTTACGTAAGGACAAATATTCATTCTATAAATTGTCTCGTAAATACAATATGGATGAATTGAAAAAGTTTTATATTGCCAATATATTATCAAAAGACATTCAATGGATCGGTGATATTACTGGACAAGATGGTGAAGAAAACTATAAGAAGTGGCAAAAACGTAACCAAGCCTTGACTTATAACTTTGAATCTGATATAATTCATTTGTTCGAATCTTCTGGTAATTGTCTTTATGTGGATAATGGAAATTATCCTATCTTATTACAAGAGTTGATGCAAGGCGAAGTTTCTCTGGAAACAGTTTGTATCATGGATGATATCATGAATTTTATTCCTATGTGGGAAAAGAAAATTCTAGATGATGTTGTTTGGCCAGAGTGGAAAAAGAAAATCATCAAATACAAACCATTTATTGTATACGATAAAAACAAATTTAAGACTGTTTTAAAAGAAAAGTATATTGAATATGCAAAAACCTAAAATTGAATGTATCTACTTGGATATGGATGGTGTAATCGCTAATTTCGATAAGCGTTATAAAGAACTGTTTAATATTGCTCCACGTGAAGCAGAGAAACACGAAAAGTTTTATCACTACTTTGAGGAATTTATTTCTTCTGGTCAATTTGCTACATTAGAATTAATGCCTGGTGCAATGGACGCAATAACTTTCTTACGTAAGTGTAATACACCAACTCAAATACTTTCTTCAACCGCTAACGAAGAAAAATATGATGCTATCAGTAAACAAAAAAAAGTTTGGTTACAAACTCATGGTATCACTTTCAACCCAATTTTCGTACCTGGAAAAAAATACAAGTACAAGTACGCAACACCAAATTCCATCATCATCGATGATACCAAGAGTGTTATCGATGATTGGAATAAAGCAGGCGGCATTGGTATCTGGCATAAAGACTGGATAACAACATTGGCAATTTTGAAGATGTATGTTTGAATATACATTGACAACACATAAATAATATTATATAATGTGATTTTGGATAAGCCGTTTATACATCGTTAATATATCGTACACAAGGAGATTTTACTATGGATTTTTCTAAATTGAAACGCCAATCTGGCAACCTCGACAAATTATCTAAAGCAGTTGAGGCACTTTCCCAACCATCTGAAGGTAATGACAAGTCTACTCATTTCTGGAAACCAGAAGTTGATAAGGCGGGTAATGGCATGGCTGTCATTCGTTTTCTTCCAGCACCCTCTGCTGATGGAGATGATGCACTTCCCTGGATTAAAACTTTCACTCACGGATTTCAAGGTCCTTCTGGTCAATGGTTGATTGATTCATGTCTTACAACTAAAGATCAACAATGTCCGATTTGTGAAGCAAATTCACTTCTTTGGAATTCAGGTATCGATGCAAACAAAGCTGTTGCTCGTGAACGCAAACGTAAACTATCTTATATAGCTAACGTTTATATTGTTTCTGATCCTAAACATCCAGAAAACGAAGGAAAAGTTAAGCTGTTCAAATTTGGTAAAAAGATTTTTGATAAGTTAACTGAAGCTATGCACCCTCAGTTTGAGGATGAAACACCAATCAATCCTTTTGATTTGTGGGAAGGTGCCAACTTCAAGTTGAAAATTCGTAAAGTTGATGGTTATCAAAATTATGACAAGTCGGAATTCGAATCACCATCTCCACTAAAAGATGATGACGATGAACTTGAAGCAATCTGGAAATCAGAAATTTCTCTCAAGTCTATGTTTGAGAAAGGTGAACCACAATACAAAACATACGATCAATTGAAAGAACGTATGCAGAAGGTTCTAGGACTAAATGATTTACATTCTCCACGTACTACAGTTGAACAAGTAAAGGCAGAACAACCTAAGAAATCAGCACCTGTGGAAGATGCTCCATTTGAACCCGATGTTTCAGATGATGATGATATGAAGTATTTCGAAAGTCTTGCTTCAGACGATTAATCTATGAACATATAGATTGAGACCCCGCCTTGTGCGGGGTTTTTTATTGGTTAATATGGTGCAGCATTTTCCGATGAATATCTGAGTATGTCAGACATTCTGGATTTTGGTGTTGATGTTGTTATTACTTGTGGTTTATCACCTTTTACACTATTAACTGTTGTGGAATTCATAACCCCTCCACGACCAGCACCAGCACCCGTATCAGGTAGTTGATTTGGAATATTCTTGTTAACAGAAACTGGTTGTGCCATCATACCTGATTCAGGATCATAGAAATCGTTTCCTACAGGCGGTGGAGGTTTTCCACCAGCATAATAATCCCAAATTGCTCTTGCTAATTTATCACCAGCAGCATAACCTAGAATACCACCAGCTGCGCCACCAATGAGTGTACCCCAACCAGGTAAGATTGCTGTACCACCAGCAGCACCTAATGCAGCACCCAACTCTCCACCACCAAAACCACCTAGAGCACCAGCAAGGGCATCTTGACAACGTTTAATTGTTTCATTGCCATCGATAACACCTTCTGACAATAATTTAAATGTATCATATACCTCTGTTCCTAGAGTCAAGAAAGCAGGCATATATCTAACACCAGGAATCTTATTATTCATCCATTCCAATATTTTGAAAATAGTTTTTAGAGAACCAGTATTGAACTTTGAAAAAGCTTTTGTGAATTTATTCATATCAAATTTTTTAACAGGCTCAGCAGTTGGTGCCTTTGATGTCTGATTGAATTTATTCATTCTTTCAAGATTTTGATTAAATTTTTCACGTGGTGATAACGACCTCTGTTCAACAACTTTATCCTTAAAAGGTTTTCTTACTGGTTTCGATTCTTCAACAGATTTAACAGGTTCTTCACTCACACCTTTTGGTGGAACTTTTCCTGAATTGATGTCATTTGTTTCCGGAGTTTTTAAGGATTCCGAAGGTTTCATTGATGGTGGCGGTTTTATATTTGTTGGCAACCTAGGCACAAAAGGTAGGCCTAATATATCTTTTAATTTCAACAATAATTCAGCAACCAGGCCACTGAGTAGAAAAGGCAATAACTTTTGCATCAATCCACCCAACAAATCACCCAACCAATCAGGTAGAAGATTCTTTAGAAAATCAAATAATGAAGATTTATTTTTTTCAGTTTCTTTAATTGGTTCGCCACCCTTAAATTTCTTAATGGCTTGAATTAGTTGTTTGTGTCTACGTTCATCTTTATCTAGTTTTTCTTGTCTGAATGTTTGTAAAATTTCATTACGTTCTCTATCCTCATCCGAAGATTTTTTCATGAAATTATACATTTTACCGAGAATATCGGCACCAGAATCACCAACTCTCAATGCTCTAATTGATCCAGCACTTATTTTTGTGAATCTAGGATTGACTGTAGTTTTTCTTCTTCTGTAACCACCATAGTAATCAATTGTTTCATCACTACGACCAAAAGCACGACCAGCTAATGTTGTTGCAATTTTTCCAAAAGTTCCTTTGCCTGTCATCTTCGAGACCCAATTTAATGGGTCTATCATTTGTTGAAAACCGGTTATTCTGGCTTTAAATTTATCAGATATTGCACCACCAATTGATGAACCAATACCTTGGCCCTTTTCAAATTTATTTTTTGCTATTAAGGATACTAATCCTGTTTTTCTTATTCTGGCGGCTTTACTGTAATCCATTTTTTATTGGAATTGTTGTTGTTCTAAGACACTATTTGTATCAGATCCTGTGTCCTCATAAACACTGGTACTTTTATTAATATTATTGATGGTATTTATAGACACATCACCTCCGTTACCACTTGTTTGTGGTCGTTTCAATGTTCTATTCTCTCTCGATGAAGAATCTACTTTATTTCCTGTATCATTTGTACTTGGTACAGGAGACGAAGAATTTTTCATCCTCATATCACGTTCTTCCATTAACCCCTTTGCTGATTGCTCTGAAGTAACAGATGCTTTATTTGTACCATCACCTGAATAGAATGATTGGTTTTTCTTTAAATCTCTTGCAGGTATTGGATTACCTTTTTTGTCATGTCCAAATTCACCTTTCTTAACATCTCTAGGTACACCAAATGATGCAAATTCCATTGCAAGTCCCATTTGTGCCTTTTCGAGATCGTCTGTCTTTCCTGAAAGATAATTACCCACATCAGGACGTTTGTTTCCTGTCAAATATTCATAATAAATTTTATCTTGAGTATTTTTGTCAAATAGATCAGACGATTTTAATCCTAATTTTTTATCAGTCAGAGCGCCTTTGAGTGTACTTTGTATAATTTGGTATTTACCAACAGCAGTACTAGGATAATCACCACTCTTACTCATTCTGTCTTGGTATTGAATGACTTCACCAATTGTCATTGTTGTTAATGAGGCTTTTGTTGGTGCTTGGTGTTTGGGTTTAGGATAAACTAATTGGTTATAGTCTCCACTTTCTGCGTGAGCCAGAATTGGTGCAAGACCGACACCAGCAGCAGTCGCACCAGCAATAATTTTTGTTGCAGTACTAACACTTGGTGCAGCTTCTTTAATTGCTTCTGCTGTGATTTTTTTGCCTGCTTCTGGTGTTACTTTCTTTTCTACTTCAGCAGTTACTTTCTTTTCTACTTCTTTTTTAGTTTGTTCTACTTCTTTTTTGGTTTCTTTTTCAATAGCCTTTTCTGTTTGTTTTTTAGTTTCAGTTTTGGCTTGTTCTGTTTTCTTAACACTAATTCTTTTTTTAGTTTTTGTTTTACCGGAGAAAATATCGATCAACTCTTTAGTTTGATCGTTTTTCATGTTTTCTAGTTTTTTTTCATACTTATCTTCTTCGACAAGTTTTTTAAGATAATCAGTTCGATCATTACGCATCTGATTGTACATCTTACCTAAAATATCCGTATCGCTATCCATAAATTTTAGTGGACGTGCAACACCAGGAGAAACAGATGATGCATCTGGATTTTTATTTGGAGTCTTTTCTTTTCTTTTCTTGATTGCTGATTTTTTAGGAGATTCAGCACCAGAAACAGAAGCAGATTTTTCCATATCTTCTGTTGTTTCCGGTTTTCTACGACCAGACATTATTGTACTGACTAGAGGCAAACTCATAAAGTCACTATAACCTGGTTTATTGGCCAGTTCCATAGACATGTCTAATAGTTTTTCACGTGACTGTTTACGTCCCAGTGATTTGACACGTTCCATTTGTTCTTTGGTGAGATTTTTACCACCATCCATAAGGATGAGTCCAATCTCACCTGCCTCTAATAGTTCTTCAAACGTTTGTTGGTCCATTTACTATTTTCTTTTCATCGAAGCTTGTTGTTGTTTTATTTTCTCATTTTCTTCTTCAATGTACTGAATCAACATAGCAACGTAAATGTCCCTCTCCCAAGGCAACATGTTTTCGAGTTCAGTTAGACTATACTTATGGTGTTGGATCAAACTAAAGTTAGTCTTATAATAATTTCTTAAATTGTCATGACAAAATGTTACTCGAAAAAACTTTCTAGTCCTTCAAGGGGAATAATATGTTTAAATCCACACTTAGAACAATTCATATCAAGTTGTTTATTGATTTTTGGTAAATGATTAAAAAAATCTTCAATCTTAGCAAATTGTTCTTTGTTTAATGATTCTAAAAATTCAAGTTTTTCTTCTTTAGTTGAATCATCTGAATAATAATATTGTTCACCATCAAAGATCCATTCAATACTATCAGCAATCAATTCAAAAATTATGTCTACGACAGAATCTTTATCTTTCAATTTGTTTACAATAGAAAACTCAGGATATCTTAACTTAATTGAAATTTTTTCATCCAGTTTAATTATGTCTTTAATATTTGGATCAAATTCAACTTTTAAATCAAGAATGTTAAATGAAGCTTTCATTTTACCACCACATTTGGTGTTGTTCACTTCATTGTTACACACATATTCACTTTCAATGACTTCACC